AAAGTATTGATTGCGGTTTTTTCTGTTTCGTTTGTTATACCTGAAGCCGTTATAAAAGCTTGTGCATCTGCATCCGTTGTAATTCCAACAATATTAGTTAAACCTGCATAACTTTTACCGTGTGAATCACCCCACCCGACCGCGTTGCTTGCACCTTGCCCCCAGCTTATAGAATTATTTGCGGCTCCATCTCCCCAACCGTTACTATTTGGCATTTTTTTCCTTATTTAATTTAACTAAATATGCTTTTAACTTTTTTACGTTTTCAGCCTTGGGCGTGTAAAATTTTTTTAAATGAACCATCCTGTATAATTGTTTTGTGTACTTGGAAACATATCTCCGTTTGAATTGGTATTATATTCTGGAAATAAATCGTTATTGAAACTAATATAATCAATAAACCTTTCCGTATAATTTTGAGCAATCATTAATTCTTTTTGTACTAAATAATCTATTTCGTTTTTTTCTACGTTAGTCGAATTTTCGGAATTGTGTTTATAAACTCCTTTGTTTGCTATTGTGTACGCTGCAAATGGTAAAAATTGCGACATTGCAAAATGAATTAACATCGGTTTTACATACGCAACTAATAAATTATTGTAATCTGTTGGTATTGTATAAACTGAATCTATTGTAATTTCCGCATCGTCGTTTCCGCCGTCAATTATTGCCGTGTCTCCCGCTGCATAACCCGTTCCTGCGTCGTCAATATTAGCAACGGTAATTAATCCACCACTCGCGGTAATATCTACCGTTAAACCCGTTCCCGTTCCCGCTGCCGTTGTTGTTATACCCGTTGCCGTTGTGTAACCTGTTCCCGCGTTTGTTATTGAAATCGCTGTTGGTATTCCTGAATTTGCTAAAATGATTTCAGCTTGTAATTTCTGAAGTAGTTGCGTTCCTAAAACTCTTTGTATATCAATATCTTGAGCAATTTTTACCCATTGAATAAAATTATCGGTATCTACATTACCGTTTAACGCTGTAAATTTAACAACGTCGTTTCGTGTTATTAATAATGCTTCAGCCATTTTATTCTTGATTTTCTTTTAACATACGACCACCCGTGTTTGGGTTGTTTGGGCTAAATCCTTTTAACGGTAATTGGTTAGGATAAAAAGAAACTTCATAAGGATTTGTAACTTTGTAACCTTTTATTTCAGCTTTACGCGTTGCGATTTCTTCGTAACCTTTTTCAATAGCGTTTAAATCTAACATAAAAGTAACCCTTGACCATTTGTGGTGGCATCGCGCACCACCTTTGAATTTAAAAATATCGTAGGTATTCGCGCCGAATTCACCCCAACCAGGATTGACGGCTTTTTTACTCATTGCGTCAATATCTTCTTTTCTGAATAAACGATCTTCGTTTAACATCATAGCTTTGCAAAAATCTCTTTCTGGGTTTTTATTTCCCGTGTATTTATACCGTACTTTGAAATATTTTAAATCACCTACTTTTTTGTCCTGTACGCTCTTTAATTTCGGTTGTGGGCTTCCTGTTTGTACTAAGTTAATAAAGCGGCTTAAAAGCGTTGTTTTAGGCTCTAAATCGGTTTCAGCTTTAATTAATTGTAAGTCTAAATCTTCGTCGTTTTCTGAATCTTCGCGTTCGTCTACTAAAATCCAGTTTTCGCCTAATTGGTTTGAATCAACTTCGGCTAAAATTTCTTCTAAATCAGTATTTATTTTTTTTAGTTCCGTTCCTGTTTCTTCAATTACTTGTTCCTCAGTTATCGCGTTTTCTAAATCCACGAATTCCAACGGTTGTAATGTTCTAAAAAATAACTTTAACGCAATTCCGTTAAACGCTAAAACTTTATCAAAGCATTCAATTATTTCTTGCTGAAATGGACGTATAACCATATTGTCGAAAAGTATTGTTGAATTTTTTAATTCATCTGCATTTGAACTAAATCCGCTTGTTGTTGCTATTCCAAATAACAAAGGACTTGTTACATTGTGTCCTAACATTATTTTTCGTAAACATTCTTCGCTTAAATACGTGTAATGATCCGGCGCATCGTTTAATGGAATATCATCAACCGTTGTTTTACTTTCTGCATTTTGATTAAATGCAACGATTACTTTTTGCCCACGCGAACCCGTTAATTTATTTAAAACTTTTGAAGTAATAATTTCTTGCTGCTCTTCGCTCGGTAAACCGTTATTAAAATTTACAACTTTAGTTCCAGAAAAACCGTTTTGAACTTCGTTAATTAAATAATCTGCCACCTCTTCCTCTAACAAAGCGTATGGAATAGAACCTTGATAATCTGGATAGGAGTAATATTTCATTCCAACGCTATAAGGCCTGCAAAATAATATTTCTATTTTGTCATTTGAAAAACCAAACGCTGGAATTCTTGTAGGTGGATATTTTTTTAAATCTAACCAATTATCAGAATAATAATAAGCTTCAATTTCTCCATCTTTATTACATTTTTCAGCGCGTAATAAATTAACTGGAATATGATAAATTTTTAAAATCTTTTTATGATCCGCCGAATAATGAACTTGAATAGCAAACTGACCTAACATTTTGCGATCTAAAACAATTTTACGAACGCAATCAGGATTAAACAAAACCATCATTTGAGCGTACTCATTTGGCTTTTTGCTTGCGTCTAACGCACTTAATCCACGTCCGTAAACTAATCTACTAATATTGTTTATTATCGCGTTGTTCGTTGTTGAATTCGTGTATCTATCTATTAAAAAATTATAATAATTATTGTCAATTCCAAATTCCACCCAATTTTCCCGATTTGATTCCTGAATTACGGGCGTTGTATAGGAACTTAAATTTAAAACGTGTATATTATTCATAAACTATAAATTCATTTGATGTACTGTTTGAAACATACTGACCGTTATTTACGGAAAATGTTACTAAATTTTGATTAGTACAAAATATTTTATCTTTGTAAACTGTTTGATTTCCGTCTTTAATTGTTAAAATATAAAAACGATTTTCTACTAAATTAAATGTAGATTGCAACGTACTGTAATAATCGCCCTCCGTAAAAGTGTACGTGTCAATTACTACTGTTTTATTTGTTAATTCATCTGTAATTTGAACTAAATCAAAATTTGAACTTCGTGGAATAAAGTTAAATGTTTGTGGCGTTGTAGTAGTAGTTAAAACAATCATATATATATAACTAAAAAAGTTCAATTTTGATCCAAATAAAAAACCCCCACTATAAAGTGAGGGTAATTTATAAAGTAATATTGTTTTAAGAAACAACTAGTGCATTGTTTGCAGTGTCGTTAAACAATATTTTTAATTCCTCTTCGGTTGTACATTCTAAGAAGTTAGCTGGTAATTTTTCCATCGCAGTAAATGTCAAATTATAACCGTTAAAATCACCCATCGCAGTGCCACTTGAAACAGTGCCGGTAGTAACATCGCATCCTTGGTCTAATCCCGCTAAAAAGTATTGGTGATCTCTTGTTTCAACCACAATTCGTGGACGTCCATAAGCTAACAATTTAACGTTTTTATGCGTTATAGCGTCTTGTTTCTTTAATTGTATTGTTAATACTTGCTCAAAGAAAGTAGTACCATTATCACGCGACGTTTGAATAGTTTGTTCAAATCCGTTTGCTCCTTTCAATTCAAATTTATACAAAGAAAGTTGTGCGTCTGGTACCCATGCTTGAATAACGTCCGTATTTACGGCGTCATAGGTTGGGTTTGACGTGGTCGGCATCGGTAAATCGCCGTAATTAATAAAATAAATATTTAATAACCCTGAAATCGCGTCTTTGCACGCTTCCAGTCTTCCGTCGGATATATCGCAACTCATATTATTATTTTTTAAAAATTAAATTCCATAAGAAACAACATCCGAAGCAAAACCGTATTTCACATCTGCCGTAAATCTCATTATTACACGTACATTTTGCGAACCGTCATTTTCTGACATATCTATAATACGAACTTCATTCATAGAATTATCATTCAATAAACCAGTACCAAAATATAAGTTGGAAGTTTGCGCTAATAACGCCGTATTATTTGCAAGTCCATCAGCTAAAAAGATTTTTACACCGTCAAAATAAATATTGTTCAAAACTTGGTTTGTTCCTTTATTATCGTAACCGTTTGCTCCAACTCCACCCGCAGCAAAGCCACCCAACGCACGAACATACGCTCTATAAATGTTGTTTGAAACATACAAAGTTAAATCCTCTTTACCGTACAAAGCCGCTGGTAAAGCATCAATTATTAAACCTAATTGAGCGATTACGTTTGTAGCATCTACTGTTGTACCCGCAATTTTTTGACCTGCTGGTAAAGCTGCATCAACATCTAATTGTGTCATAATTCCCGCGAACTGACCCGCATTAGCATCAACACCTTGCCAAATTGAAGTTTCAATACCCGCAGCAACTTTTTCCGCAGCGTGCGCGATTAAAAAATCTGCAAATGATTTTGGCAAAACATCGAATGCTGAATAACCCATTTGAATAGCATCCCAATCCGATCTAAAGTCAGTTTTACAAAGTTGTAAGTTAACTTGAAATGATTCTGGTTGTAAGATTTTTTCAGTTAATGTAATTGTACTTGTTGGGTCAAAATCACAAGTTGCATTTTTAATAATATTGTCCGTAGCTACTCTTTTAATAACTTGTTTGAACTTTACGTTAGGCATAATAGTAATACCGCCTTTTTCTAACGTTGGAGCGCTTAACAAAGCCGCTGCAATGTATTTCCCTGCTGACTCTCCAGCGTACGTCGTTGTAATTGACGTTGTTGTACTTAAATTAATGTTTTTCATTATATAAATTTTTAAAGATTAAACTGCTGTAAATGTAATTGCGCCTGCTGTTGTTCCTACTCCTGAAGCGTACCAATTAACACCGTCGCAATGTAATTGAATAAAATCCCCGATTGTGTCGGTTGCGTGTGCGAACGTAATTGTATTTTCATTTGCTCCCGGTACGTTAACTGAATTCACAATTGCCCCTCCTTGAATAACATTTGAAGCCGCTAAAATTGTCCATGCAGTTGTGGCGAATAACGCTTGTACTGTAAATCGGAAATTTAAACCCGCTGAAGTTGCCACCGCTGGTAAAGTAATTTGTGCGCCCGCTGCTGCATTCAAAGAAAAATGTCTTCCTGAATCCGCCGCTGTTAAAGTAGTCGCTGCGCTTATTACTGAAGTTTGTACTAATTGACGTAATTCGTCATTTGAAATCGATACTAATGTTGGCATTTTTTTTTATTTTAAAATTATTATTTACTTATTTAATTTGTCTAAAACTGAATCCATAATCGTGCGCGGTTTTTTTGGAGCTAATCTTGTTATTTCGATAGGGTTGTTATTTTCTGGATTAAATGAAATAGGTTTTACTTCGCTTAATTCTGTTTCTTTAACTTCGTTTATTTTTGCTAACTCCGCTTTTAACTTTTCGTTTTCAGTTTTCAAGGCTTCAATTTCTGCAAAGAAAGTTTCTTTAACTACGCTTTCAATAGTTTTTTTAGGTGCTTCTTTTGCGGTTTCCATTTCCTCTTTCTTTTCAGTTTCTACTACAACTTCCTCTTCAACTTCAGGTGCTTCAACTTCCGTTTCCATTTCTTTAATTTCGGAAATAATACCTTCGTTTTCTACTACTAAAATTCTTCCGTCTTCCATTTCGTATTCTCCAACGGGTACTGGTATTTTTTGTTCGTCTTCTGTTACGATAACAATTTCCATTTCGGGTTCAAATGTATCAGCTTCAAAAACTGTTACACCATCTGCCAGTTTCATTTGTTCTAACTTTACTTCCATTCCGAGTAAAGTTTTGATTTGGTTTATTAGACTATTTTTCATTTTTCTTTTATTAAGTTTTCCATTTCTATTTTTAAATCCTTTAGTTTTTTAAATGATTCTACTTTTTCAGGCTCTATTCCAACATCTTTAGACTTGTTTTCATATTCGCTTAAATCTGTATCAATTTTTCCAACTGTTTTTTCGTAAGTTGCTTTTATTTCCTTTTTTAGTTCTTTAATCTTTTTTATACCATATTGCATTTCTATTATATCGGATTCTAAAGATTGCATTGAACCCAAGTCAACTTCGTGTTTTGCTAACTCTGTATTTTCCCTAAACAACTTATTATAAACTGTTTTTCTTGTATTCATATTACTTTATTTAACTTATTAACTTTTGTTATTTTAATTTGTTCCCTTTTTAACCGTTTTCCCTTACCGTAGTTCGCACACCGTTAGTTTCTGTTACCGTAACATTTTGTGGCGGTACGCTTGCCGTTTGCCCTATTCCTTGCGCTTGTAAACTACCGTCGCAACATTTGGAACTGTAACTTCCGTTTTTACATAAACATCCACGTTTACCACCTAACGGACTAACTTTACTTTGTGTTCTCATAATCTAAAATCAATTCTTTTAGCTTGTTTAACATCGCTTCATCTTCATGCGCGGCCATATCATATTTATCGATAAAATAACCTTCGATTGAAAAGCCTTTTACTTCACCAGATTTTACCTTTTTCCAAATTTCGTCGTTGTTTACTTTCATGGAAATCATCCAAGTTCCCTTTGGTAAATTAAAGTTGTATAATCGGCTTTTATCCGTTTTTTCGTCGTCTATTATCCAGCTTTCAACTACACTCATGCCCTCTAACATTTTCTTTTCATGTTCGATCGTAGCGTTGTTTTGGTTTGATCGCATCAAAAATAATTCGCTTGCTTTTCGGATTGTGTCTTTACTAAAAAATATGTAAAATTCTTTGTCTTTAATACGTCTGTAAATTTGTTTATTTGGAATCAACGCGGCTCCCATTAAAATACGCTTTTCGGCATCAACCTCTTTTAGTTCTATTTTGTGTTCGTTTAACGCTACAAAGTTTTCCTCTATTGCTGGGCTTTCAACAACTGAAACGGCATTAATTCCCATTTCTATTTTTGTTTCGTCTATTAATAGTTCTATAATTTCAAACTTTTTCATATATTTTTAACTTAAAAACTTGAATTTTGTACCCTATTTCTGTCTAACGCTTGTTGGCTTGTTACTTGTCCACTAACTACATAAGCCATCGTTGGTTGTTGTTGTAATTGCGCTAATTGATTAATTCCGTTATTTCCTACCGTGTTAAATTGTGGCGTTATAGAACCACCACCACCACCACCACCACCACCTGAAGCACCGCTTCCAGAATCCCCACCGCCTTCAAACTTTTGGGATGCTATTTTTTTAACATTTAATAAACCCGCCGTAATTGCTGCGGCTGCTGAAATTGCACCAAATATTGGATTAATAGCCGAACCACTTGCAAAGGCAGCGTTTGCCGCTTTGTACGTGTCAATAGTTGCGCCTGCTATACTAACCGCCTTTTGAATTTGAAACGCTTTCTTTTGTTGTGTTTTACTTTTACCCGCAAATAAATCAGTAAGATTTGATATAACTTGTAACGTGTCTTTTGCCGCGTTTAATCGTAAATCATTTAATTCTTTTATTCTTTCAGCCTCTTTTTGATCCGCTTCAGCTTTTGCAATTTTTTCTTCAGTACGGTACTTTTTATTTATTGCTGCGTTATCTTTATTGAATTTATCGGTTAAAGCTTTTTGTAATTCCGCATTCGTTTCCGCTAATTCATATTCTTTGTCGTATGCTATATGTAAATCTAATAATTCTTGTTCCCGTTGTGAGTTTTTTACTTTTTGTAGCGCATACCATTGTTCGTCCTGAAGTTTAATTTTATCTTCCAAGGCTTTTGCTGCTGCTTCTTTGTCTAATTTATCGTATTTGTCATTGATTTTTTTTTCATCTATTTTTTTGCTTATAACCGCTTGCGCGTTTAATTTAGCTAATTTGCTTACTTTGTCTATGTCGTTTTTAAATTCTGTTTTAGCATCTTCTTCTTTACGTTTATATTGTAAGTCTAACGCGTCTAATTCTTTTTGGCGTCCTTCGTCTTTTATTCGTAAACTTTCATCTTCTAAACGCCTTGTAATATCTATTTGTGTTTGGGCTGTTTTATTTCCTGAATCAATACTACTTTTATTATAATTACTTTGACTTTCCGCGTTTCTTTTATTTACCTCAATTTCAAATATCGCTAATTGATTAACGGCGTCTTTTCGCGCTTCGTTTGCAGCTTTATTATCCGCTAATAAATCCTTTTGTCTTGAAGTATAACTGGCTAAGTATTTATTATATTCTTTCCAGTCGTCAGCACGAACTCCAATAGCGTATAATTCCGCTTTTGTTAATTCGTGTTTCTCTTTATTTTGATTAAATATAGCTGCGCTTTCGTTTTGTAAATTCGCTTGATAATTTATAGTTGCTTGTAAACGCGCACGCTCCAACGCGGTTGTATCTTTTCCCTGGGCTTTTAATAATGCTATTTCACGCGCTGCGGCTTTGTCTTGGTTATTATAAGCCTCTGCCATTGTTTTATGCAACTTTTCGCGTAACGCTTTTTCTTTTGCGATTTCGTCCATTCTTTTATGGTGGCGTTTTATAGTTGCTTCATCAATTAAACGCTGCTTTTTTTCCGCTTCGTTTTCAACAACTCCTAACGCTTCTAATCCTGCGACTACTAAACGAATCATACCTATAAACGGAAATATTACGGATAAAACATTTTTCATTGTTCCGCTTAACCCACCAAACCAACCAACAACTTTTTTTACTACTCCTACTATTGAATCAAAATTAGCAACTAATAAACCAACCCCAACAACTAACGCACCTATACCAGTAGAAATTAAAGCTATTCTAAACAGTTTTAAACCCATTGTACTTGCGCCTAATACAAAGTTATATGCTGCGGTTGCTGCCGTTAATAAACCTTGCCCTACTGCTGTTGATTTAACAACCGCACCCAACAGCTTAAACGCTCTTCCTGCATCTTCTAAACCCTGCAAACCTTGCGCCAAAGCCATTGCACTCTGTACCCTTAACATCGCTTGTTGAACATCCTCACTTTGTGCGCCAACTAAACCCATAGCACCCTCCACCGCACTAAAACCACTTGCAACCGCACTTATAGATTTTCCCATAGCAATAAATGCCCCCTCGCCTTTTTGCGCTTGAATAGCATCGTTTACATCTTCAATTTGATCTTTTAATGCCGCTGCTGCTTTTGCCGCATTAATTGCTTGTGTACTGCTTTCACCGTATTGCGCGCTTAACTTTTGAAGTTCCACAACGGCTTCTTTATATTGAGACTTTAAACTTTTGCTATTGTCTTTTATTTCTAATTCAACCGTTCTTTTTTCTGACATTTCGCTTTGCGTATTTCTTGTTTAAATATCTTTTTTACATTTCCCGTTAATTCGTGTTTTCCTTTTGCCACGTCCACAATTTCAGAAACACCGTAAAAATCCTCTGTTTTTAATAGTTCTAAAATTAATTCTATCATGCTTGTTGAATTATATATAAATAATTAATTAATGTATTCCCGTCTCTGTTATTTATTGTTATGGTAATTGTTATTGTACGTTCTATTCCCGTTGTGTTTGCTGGTAAGCATATCGTTACAAATCCACTTGTTGTTAACGGGTTCGGACTTATTGTAACACCAACTAAACTACTTGTTAAATTCGCAAATGAATTTCTTTCTATGTTTATTAAATAATCGTAACACGCACCTAACGAACTAACCGTGTTTATTGACGGTGGATTAACGGGTCTAAAATCTAAATACAAACTGAAATTAACATCACCAGTTCGTAGGTTTGATTTCATTTCGTTTATAATATATCTTTTGTCGCGAATAATTAACCGATCATTCAAATTTAAGTTAGTTAATAAGCTAATCGGCAAAACTGTTTTAACGTTAATTAAACGGTTTTTAAGATTGTATAAATTAGTTAAATAACCAAAATAATATATGGCAAATAAATTGTTTTCGCTGGCTAAATTTAATAGCGTGCTTTCATCCGCGCTAAAATTTAATGAGTAATCAATTCCTTGTATTATCGTATCTTGTCCGAACGGCATATAATCCGAAACGGTTACGTGTGTTGTTCCATTATAAAATTTAAACGTACACGGTTTTTGATCGTACATATAAAGCAAAGTCGGTTTAGGCACGTAGCTTTGAAATGTTTCGTTTAAATGGTAACCCACTTGTAAATCAGTACCCGTAAATTTGTTAAACATTAAATTTTCAAATGGAACTTCTACTGAATATTCCGCGCCGTCATAATCGTAACTTGTATTCGTGTTTCCGTAGTCTCTAAAGAATAAACTTTTAAAATTCTTATTCATAAAACTTTCGCTTTCTTGATATTGAAACGAAATCTTTTTATATAACTTTATTCTTTCTACGTCTATTGAATCAATATCGGTATATTCTGTAATTTTTATAATCGCGCCTGTATTATACCACTCATCCAACGGTTGCAAAGTAAAATTATCTACTGACGTTCCGAAACAAGTTAGGTTAAATTCTCTTATTATTCCTGACAGGAAATCTCCTACTTTAATTTCTGGTGCCAACGTCGCTAAATCTACATTACCCGAAAATGTTTGCGTGCTTGCCGTTGTATTATATGTTTGGGTTTGTTCAATAACGTTTCCGCTGCCATCAATATAAAAATACGTTTGTACATATCTAAACCTACAATTAAAACTAATATTTTCATTTGAACGAACTTTAATTGTGAAAACTGAATTTAATCCGGGTACGTTTTGTAATTGCGCTACTGAAATGGTTTTGGTTGCTGTTCCTACCCCTGTTTGAGTTGCGTAAAAAGTGCCGTTTTGGTAAACGTCTATAAAATAACCCGCCGAAGCTGAAGAAACGCTACTCATTATTACAATTATATTGTGTTCTAAAGCGTATGGTATAAGAGTACCGGGCGTTATTATATCATCAATATATGAAACTGTTAACGTGTCATTTGCAATATTAAAATAATCACCCCCTCCAGCTGAAAATGTTAAAATATCTACGTTTAATGGTGCTGTAATATATGTTTTTTCTAATACGTTTTTTAATAGTAAAAAGCATTTTGTAAATCTTAAATCAGTTAACCACGACCCCGCAAATGTAACTCCGTATTTTGTTGCAATTGCGCTTAAAACTTTTTCGACTTTAATAGCTGGAAATAACTCATTGTAAAAAATA